ACAGCATCTGATTTGAATTCGAGGTTATCGTCGCTGTCCGGGTCATTATAAACAATCCATTTTCTCGTCCCCGCTTCAGCAAACTCAATGCCGGGGTGGTTACCCGCAGTGGCTTCGACTTTTACCCTGCCATCAGTTGCTGCAACGTGCAAAGTTGTGCCGTCAAAGGTTAAATTCGCTTCAACTGTGGCTTCGTCGGAATCTTTATATGTGGCTACGCCGTTTGCTGTGCTTCCGTCCCACGAAATTCCTCCGCCGCCGCCAGCGGTGATTGAGTCGCCGTTTAGTTTGAGGTGGGCACCTGTAATCTCCACGCTACCTGTGATCTGGACCAGGTCGCCAGACGAATCACCAAGTTTGACATCGCCGTCACCTTCTAATTTAGTTATAAATGCTCCGGTATCCGGATCTACTATTCCGTACCCTGTTCCGTCGCCCATTAGTCGTCACCGAGTACGTCGTTAAGGGCTCGGTTGATGCGGTCAGCCTTGGTGAGATGGGTTTTGACTTGGCTCTCCGCCACGAGGTAAGCCCCCGTAGTGCTTGGTTCCGAAACCAAATCAAAGCAGAGCAATTGGAAGTCGTCTTCTACCATGGTTGTGCCGCCCTCTTGGCGAGTAGAGCCAAGGCCGCGGCTGGAGATTCCAAGCTGGACCCCGCCTTCAACGAGTTGTTTGGCAATTTTTCCTGCTGGGGTTTCTAGAATTTTCATCTTTCCCATTACATCATCACCGTTCCACCACACTTCGGTGACGAGATGGCTGGCGTTCTTGAGTTCCACGACTGAACTATCCGGATGGTCAAGTTCTCCGATGGCTCGTCCTTCTTTGACAAGCTTTTCGTAGTTCTTCATTTCCCGCTCAAGTATGGGCTTGGGATAAATGCGTCCATTGCCGTTCTTTTTGCCTGCGGCTTGGATTTTGCCGGCGACAATGAGGTGGGTGCCCGAGCGATTACCTTCGCGCTCCTCTTCGGTGAGAAGGTCATCGCTGTAATCCAGATTCATAAATTCTTGTAAGACATATTTCTTATTCATTTTTTACTTTTCCTCTCTCGCAAATTACTGACGTCGCCGTCTAAAATTTTAGCTATTTCGTCACCTATCTTTAGAAGAATTGGGGCATCTTCGTCAGCAATCATCCGCGCCTGGCCGAGGGCTCCGAGTTGATTGGCCTGTCCAATTTTATCGGCTATAGATTTCGTGATAAGGGTTTTAATTTTATCGGCTCCGATTCCAGATGTGCGCAATTGATTGGCTGCTGCCTTAAGTTGTGGCGAGCCCAATTTTGTCAAGCGGACTTCGTCTGCTTCACCATCAGCCTCGGAAGCATCTTTGGCGATATCGGCTGGCTCAAAGTCATCCCCTAGTTCTGAGGCAATATCTTCGATGGCCTCTTGGCGTTCTTCCTCGTCACGGGGGGGATCGCCCTTTCCCCGATTTAGTCTCTCTTCCTCCATTAGGTCGAGAACGTATTCCACCGTTGCCAAGTGAGTAGTACTGCCATAAATATCCGCCACAGTTCGAACATCGGGTCCTAAAAACTCTCGAAATTCAGGAATGTCTAGGAAAATTTCGAAAGCAGTGTCCAAGTTATCAAATTCAAATACCTTAATAAAAGGATGATTCAGTAATTCTTTTTCAAATCCTTTGTAGTATTCCCTGAGGATCTGCTCTTTCACCAGTGCGTGTAACCTTCTTTTAGTAATAGTTTTCATATTTTGTTAATCCATAAAATGCGGGCGCTACCCGCATGCCTATACTACCCCTGCAACACCTGGCGACTGGTCTCAGTCTCCATTTCTGCGTCCACATCCCTATTAATTCGGTGTTCATGCTGGAGTCCTCCGTCCGATATGAGTGTACATAACGCGTAAGATGTCCCAGAAGATAAACACCCCATCAAGAAGGCGTTTAAAATAGAAACATCAAAGGTAAATAGTTCTGTAAATGGGTTTAGGAGCACAAGAAGTACGCCGGACCAAAAGCCCACACACATCGGGCACCGAAAAAACTTATGAGAAGGACGAAACTTATCAAATACTGCACCATAAACCACCACTTGGGTAAGCCCATACGAACTCAGAGCGAAAATAAATAATTCATCTATCCTCATGAGATGCTGTCCGGAATCTTAATAAAGGTAGCCATAGCCCGCATAGGCATAAGTGGAGTTGAATTGGTCTTGTTGTCCAGCCGGTGTATCTTGGTAAGGGGGGATCGACCCATAGGGGGTATATTTGCCCGGTGGAGGGTCCACAAAATTATCTTCGATATTATCATCATATTCTTCAGCGGCTAAGTTATCATCTTCCGTTTGTTGAATATATTTCTCAATTTGGTAAAGGAGCGACTGTACAGGGTCCACATCAGCCTCTGCCGAAGGCACATAAGGGGCTTGTACCATGCCAAAAACGGGACCTCCCTCCAGTTGCGGGTCCTCTAGTACCCCTTTCTTAAACAGGTAGTAAAAAAACTCGCGCTGATAGTCAAAAGTGTCCTTTTCAGCCTCGGGCTTAGGGAGGGTGCTCACCATAGTATTGACAGGATCGATGACAATATCCATATGGGGACTATCGTTGATGAGAAGCTTGCCTCCCAAGGTTTGGACAACCTTCAGACTAACAGTGGCTTGCGGTGGCACCTCCGCAACAGCGGTGGCGATTTTGATCTTAATAGGCATCAATCACCATACTCGCTAACAAGGCGTTGCAGCTTTAAGATTCTTAATAGGTCTGTATTTCCTACTTTGGACACATCCATTGTTTTCATCTGTTCCAAAACTCTTCTAGAAGATTCCATCATTGCTGGATCCTCTTGTATCTCCTTGAGGTTTAACGATTCTGTGATGGCTGCGTGAAGGCGTCTTAGCTCCTCGCCTAGGTATAATTTGAATTCAACGGCACTATCCCCCAGGCACGAAATATATCTGGATAGGACCATTTTTTGTTCCGGGAGGAGATCGGCATATCTCTCATTGTACCGCTTCACAAAAGAATTGACCACTAGAGAATCCGGGGCTTGCATTTTTGGCTCTTGAGAGGGAAGCGACTCAAGCTTCTCTAAAATTTTCTTCTCCAATAGAACCTGTTTTTGTAGTGGCGTTTTAGATGCAAAAATTTGAGCAATAGTGGCGTAAGATTTATAGTCCGCAATGAAATTATTATAAACGTCTTTTCCCAGCGTTTTGTTGATAGACTTAATAGTCGAAGACTGCTCTTGGAAAATCTGTTTTGGGCTTATTTTCTTATACTTTTCTTTAGTGACAAAAAGAAGTTTTTCGGCAGTATATCGATCCAGCCCCGCGTGGGTGCTTAGTGCCTTATAACACTGCACCTCTTTAAATAAAGCACTGGATGGCGCAAACGATGTTCGCAAAAGCTCTTGTGTCAGTTTGGCGCGTGGATGATTCTTATTCACAAGTGCTTTAGTTAATTCTAAGACTAGCGTTTCAAATAAAAATGCGCTGTTGCGTTTCTTATTGTGTCTGATTTTCATTTCTCTTTTCCATTTGTTCAATAAGTTGTTTCATTTCGTGGTGAACTTCAAGGATTTGCTGTTCTTCTTTGTCTATTCCTTCTCCCACTACTCCGTTCGCCAGGGTCTTCATTTCACCGCTCCACCCTTTAAATAGGTTTCTATCGCTAGAGGATGCCATGTTGTTTGTAGAAAGATAGCTTCTTTTTCGCGCGCCCTGTTTCCAACGCTTGGATATAACGGGGGTGTACCAGTCATCATCCCTTTGCCCTGGTTCGGGTTCAGCTAGAAGCGTCTCGTCGTCTTCGGCAGCCTCTTCACCTTCGCCTTCTTCACCCCCCAAAAGGTCATCAAGCCCTTCTCCTCCTTCGCCGCCAAGTCCTCCCATGTCTTCTGCCGCCGTGGCCATAGCTTCTATTTCTGCCCCTAGTTTAGCGTCCCCAAACTGTTCTACCTGGATGCGTACAATTTCTTCGTCAGCAAGTTTAAATATGTGTTTATAGACCCAATGTTTGGAGAAAAACCCGTCTGTAGCCGATCCGGCGATATCAAACTTGGTTCGAAGGTGCTCCAACTCTTGAAGCTCGGCAATTTTAGAGGGATTATTGAGGGCAATCTTGAACCCCAGTAGGTCGTCTCCGCGAAAACCTAAAGTATAAAGGTGGATAATGCACATCTTCTCAAGCTCCGCAATAACCACTCTCTGTAATCTCTGGATGGTTCGGGAAAAACGAATGTCCTTTTGAGAAAGAGTGGTCTTGTCTTCGATGGCGTCTCCTTGGGCTAAATAAGCCTTGGGAATCTTCAAGGCGGAAAAGAGTTTGTCCCTCAGATAATTAACATCATCAATGTCGCCCGTGAACTGCCCCCCTGCCAAGGTTTCGATGCGCGTATTGTTGGAAGCGCCGCGGACGGGAATATAATAGTCCTCGTCTACGCTCATCGCATTATACCGTAGATCGACCTGACCCGTATTTTCGTCCACAATTTGGTTACGTTTCATTTGGGTTTTAACTTGTTCAATATATTGCTCTACATCTTCAGCGGCAATATTTCCCACATCAATATAGAACACGCGCCTCTCCGGCGAGCGAACAATACGATAGGCCATCATGGCGTCTTCTAAAAGCGTTAGTTGTCTCCATATCCGCCGCGCAGATTCCAAGGCTGAAGTGCCGTAAGGGACATACTTGTCGTTTCCTAAGACTCGAAAATGGGCTAGTTGCCAATTTTCAAAGGTCACACCTTTTTGTCCTTCGGCGTTTTGCCAGAAATATTGGATATAGTTGGGGTTAGTAGGATCATTGCCTTCAAGACGCTCAACTTCGCGCACGGGCAGCGGGATCACGTTGGTTATTCCCAAATTATCGTCAAGGTCAAGGTACAGATAATAGTCTCCATACTTGCACATACTGCGAGCCCAGCCGAACAAGTTGGATTCGATATTTAAGACATTATACAAGAGGGTATGCAAGATGTCCTTGATTTCTCTATTCTGACAGTCTACTGCAACCAAGGGCGTGAGCGCGGTGGAGGTGGTAATCTCATCCGCATAAATATCTAAGGTCGAGGCAATTTCAGGCATGTATTCCATCTGTTCAAAGTCGGTATATCGGATTTGTTTGCTGCGATCTCGCAGGACACTGTTGGTTAAGTTCCCAAATGGGTTATAATATTCTTTCTTTTTAAATTCTCGCCCCGTACTAGACGTAAATGTGTATTTTTGCACCGTCTTTGGGGTTCCGCGCGTTACCCCCGGAGAATCATAATTGACAATTGGCCCGCTGAACAAGCGTGTCAAACGCCTAAATAAGTTCGAACGCCGATTGCGAGGATTATTTCCATCTTGAATATTATTATCGCTCATTTTTACCCCTTAATTATCCACGTTAAATCCTGTACTTGTCCAGACGAGTCGGTATAAGTTTTCTTGGCTTTGGGTGCTTGGTACCCTGCTTGTCCTGGGATTTTGGTATTGAGTGTGTTGGTGGAAACAGAAATAGAACTCAGCAGCGCCTTTTTGTAGTCTACTTCTCTTTTGTTCACCGTCAATGCCGTATCACGAACCCAACATGCAATGCTCGCTGCTATTACGAGATCGTCATTATAGCTTCTCATTGCTTGCGGGCGTCCATTATGCCAGATGAAAGTCTTTATCTCGTTCGCCAACCTCCCAGAATTAATAGTAATTAGTTTATTTCTAACGAATTCTTCAAACTTAGCAATAACTAGCGGTCTAGTTTTCATTGACATAGTAAACCCAGGAACTCCCCCGATGGCATCTGCGGTGAGTTCGTCTATATATTCGTGAGTTGATTTTACACTAAAATATAAATTTTTATACTCTAAATCACGCAAACGACTCAATACCCCAATTCCAAGGGAATTGTTCTCTATGACCAAAAGGGCATTATTATATTCTTGTGCTATGGAAAATAAATGAGGCGCAAACATATCGGGAGCAATCTTTCCCTGGTATTCTGCCACCTGTCGCATCGATTGTATTTCAAACACATGGGCAACACTATAATCAGACCCGTCGCCGCGGGCAACGTCTGCTGTCATCAGATATTCGCTACCCTCCACGGGCTCCTCCCATATCCAGTAATTTCGATCAAAGCCCGCCTTGTGGCGAGGTTCATCCGTATTCTCCATTATAAAATTGAGATCGTCTCCGTGAATAACGGTTTCGCCTGAGGCATTAAAGTTACACTCTAGTTCCTGGGCGATCTCCCGACGGGACATATTCTTGGTCTCTTTGGCAAACCATCCCTGATCACGCTCGGGGTGGACATGCCATGGCAAACACACCGTGTGAAAATCATTAACCCCTATTTCCGCCTCCGTATAAGCTTTGTGGAACCAGTTTCCCACCCCGTTTGGGGTGGACAAAGCTATGCATCTCCCGCCAGTAGACAAAGTAGGATAAAGACCAGCCCACAACTCTTCCATCCCTTCCACAAAGGCAGCCTCATCTACAACCAACAGTGATAATGCCTCCGAGCGACCAGCGTCCCCAGTTGTGGAAGAAGCTTTAACCTGGGATCCATTACCTAACTCAAAAGAGGTGCGATTATCGATGGCAATCTCGGATATTTTAAGCCACGGCGGTAAATGTTTGTGTATGGCTTTAATTTTTTTGACTAGATTGGTTGCAGTCCCTAGTTTGGTGGCCACTACCAGAACGTTCTTATCGCGATGAAACAGCATCATCCAGCATACATAGGCTGCCACGGTGGTGGAGATGCCCAACTGACGTGCTTTCAGTATAACGCTGAAGCGGTGCTTTTTAAAGTCTCGTAGCACATCCTCTTGAAAATTGTAGGTGTCAAAAGAAATCAAGCCCCTCAGGGGGTGAGAAATTTTAGCGTAGTTGTTGCAAAAATAAACCGGGTCCTTGCCGCAGCGGATCACCTCGGTCATGATCTCCTGTTTGGTGGCAGGCATTACGCTTCCGGCGTATCTGGATTTTTAGATGCCTTGTCGTTAGTTGGGCGTTTGCCGCCCTCTAATTCCAAAAAGTCTTTAAATTGTTTTTCATAACTTTTATCAACATCCCGAATCGAAATTCGTCGATTAGGAATTACCTCTTTGTCCAAAGCAGGAATCTCATACTGCTTGGTCGCCTGGACCCAACTGCGAATTCTCGACGTGGACTGCACAAAAATATCTGCGTCGCCGACGGGCTTTAGATTAATAGATTCCTTCACGACTTTTTTATATTCTTTTTTTAAAAACCGCACAATATCAGCAAATTTTTCTTCAACTTCATTTTCAAATTTATTTCTAGGGTGCAGTTCTTCCAGGCGCATTTCGCTTTGATAAGTCACAATAAGGTTTTTTCCCGCGAACCGTACACGGAAGCCGTCGATGACACGCGAATCCAAAACCGGGTGTCCCTCTTCTCTCTTAAGTCCAATCTCTTGTTCGAGATTGTACCCGTCATAAGCGTTGGCAGCAGCCTGGCTTAAACCTCTAATTATTTCTAGTACCGTGGCCATATTTACGTCTCCTTAAAATCATGTCCATATCATCCTGTGTTGGTCTTTTCCCTTTTTCCCAGGCTTTGGGGTTTTGGTGAACAAAATCCACATAACAAAAATAGCAACACTTAAATCTATTCATATATAGGTCGTCACGCCCTGAAAACGAATATGTTTTACACAACGAACACGTCCTATTGGGATTGGTTCGTGGGGACTCACGCTTATCTGCGGATCTGCGTGCATCTGAGAGTTGCTTTAAATACTCTTTTTCCTGTTCTGGGGTCCATTGCGATCGAAAATCTTGAACGGCTGTTTTGCCATACTTATCCGCAATCGATTTCTCTACTGCTGCAATATAGTCATAGTTTTTCTTTTTCACTGAGGGTATACCGCATGGACAATGCCGATGGAGACTCCGACCCCAATGACTAAACCGGAGAGAATCCCTAACGCTCCTCGATTTCGGTCAAACCATGAGTTATTTTTTTTCAGTTGTTCTTCCAGTTTGGTGATAGACAATTTATAGGTCTCTTGCATTTGAGTGCAAACCTTTTTGTCCACAGAACATTCGCCCAACAGAGCATTGGTGTCAATTTTATTTTGCAGTATTTTGCGAAAGTCCTCTTCGCTGAGAAGGATTCCGACATATGTGGTGCCCTCTTGCTCAACACCAGCGGGACGAGGATCAAACTTGGTGACCTCTCCGGCCGCGGCGTTGACTGAAAAAAGCAGGATAAGTGCAACTACTTTCTTCATGTTACTTCTTTAGGAACTTTTTGAGTCCCTCGATGCGTTTAGCTGGCCTCTTAAGTCCGCTCACCAAAGTATAAGCAACCAGCTTATCCTTGTTCTTGTCCTCGTAAATGCCACGATGAACCATGGCACCCCCGGTCAAGGCAGCTAAAGTATCAAAACCAAACTCAATGTTGTCCATCAATCCAACGGTCTCTTCAAAGATTTCTTCGCTTCCGACCACAATACAAGCAGCGCCTGTAGCCGTTGTCAGATCAAACCCTTCAGCAAGCAGGGTTTTCTCAAGGTTCTTCTTAAGCGCACTTGAAACAGCAGTTTCATTCTCAACATCCTTGACACTGGTGACGCCCATAATCATACAGCCGGACTGACTCATGATGCTATCATAATCGGTGGGGTCAAAAGCCGTGTACTCTGAATCTTTATTGGCCAGAACATTGAAGACATGGAACAACCCAGCAACGGTATTATTGATGGTTTTCCAGAACTTCTTGACTGTGAGTTTGGGGTAAAGCTTTTTAATCTTTTCGTTGTCCACCATGATGAGGGGGGCAATCTTTCCTTTTTCTGCGAGCCCGCAAAGCTGGGTCATACGGGTGTGTGCGTTCTTAGCTACAGTAGGGGAAGCGGATTCGCCAGCGGTTGGAAGCGATGCCACCACTCCGACACGCTGGTCAACATCTTCTACACCAATATAGGTGAAGTATTTCTTGGCGACCTTGATAAGAGTGTTGACTGTGCCGCCACCAGAGCCACCAGATACACCAAGACAAATCAAGATGCGGTCCACATTATTTCCAAACACTTCACGGAACTTGTTGAATACTTCCTGTTCTTTCCGTTCGATGGCGGCTTGGGCTTTGGACTGGTCTTTGCCAGCACCTTGATCGCCGTGCTCATCCACAAGAAACTTTTGCTCATCTGGGATGTCGAGCCCGTTAAGGTCGGATCGGGCTGTGTTAACAGCAACTGTCTTGGTATAACCCATATCATAAAACGCCTTAGCCATGCGGCCGCCGCCTTGGCCAGCCCCAACGATGGCATAAGTGAGGGCACCTCCGGATTGGTCTTCCACCGTTTCTTGTTCTTCGTTTAGTTCGGGATCGTAGTCCTCGATGTCAAGTGTAGGAATATCTACCATTGTTACGTCTCCTTGTTGGCGCGTTTTTTAGGTGCGCGAGTCTTTGCTGGTTTAGTCCGCCGCTTAGTCTTTGTAGGGGATGCGGTGGAAGTTTTCTTCTTCGCCTCTTTGGTTGGAGTCTTTGCTTCCGGAACAGAAACCTCTCCAGTATCAAGATTCTTTTCTGTGGCTTCTACAAGAGAAAACTCCTTCTCAACATAAGCCACTTGTTCAGAAGTAAGCCTTTCTTTGATGAGTCCCCACAATTGTCTCTCGCCGTATATGAGAGTACGCATTGCTCGTTTAAACCATTTCTTATTGCTAGCCATTTTTTCTCCTCAAATGTCTAATTCCTCGTGAAGTCTAATCAAGGCTCTTAATCGTTCGTCCCGGTCATCTATTTTCTTAGTGCTCTCTAGACGAGTTTCAAAGATGTTCTTGATTGCTCCAATCTTATCTTTTTCTAATCTACCACGCAATTCGTTTTCCTTTAAGGCTGCGGTGGCTTCTGTTTTTATTGCTTCC